CTTTTTAATTCATACTTTACGGCTTCGAAGAAAGGCGTCAGCGTCTGGCCTAATGCCTGCGATGCCAGGTCTTTGGTATTCGACCATAAACCCGCCCATGTATTTTGTGCCGCCACTCCCGCCGTCTGATAGGCGGACAGTTTACCCATCAAAAAGGCAAACAATCCGTCAGCGTCGTTTTTGAACTGGTTAATGTCCTCATTGCGCAGGCCGAGGACCGTGGCGATTCTGCTGGTTCGCGGATTAATGGTGCCTAACAGCATCGACCTGGTCTCTTCAGCCAGCATATCCATCTGCAACCCGATAGCGCCCGCGGCCTGCACCATTGCCGTGGTATAGGCTTCGACCTGTTGACGGTTAAACCCTCTGGATATAGCGACCGGCAGCGTTTCCTGGTAGGCTCTGATTAATTGGTCCAGCGTGGCAATGGTTTGCAGATTGGCATATTGCAGATTTCCAATCACTGCCGCCGAATCTTTTTGCGCGGCGTTCAACGCTTCCTGTGCGGCCAGCGCCTTTCCGCTTGTGGCCTCAATATACTTTCCGCCGGTCATAAACGCGGCGGCTATTCCCAGCCCGGATGTTTCAATTTGCGCCAGGTAATTAATGCCCATCTTAATCGCGGACATTGCCGTGCCGACGGATACAAGAGACAGAGCTAACCGCTGGATCGTTGCCGTCAAATCTGTGGATTTGGTATTTAACTTATCAGTTTCCTTCTGTGATGCGCCAAGCTGGCCCAAAAGACCGCTAAAAGCGCTTCCGGATCTATTGAGCGCTTCAATGATAAGTTGTAGTTTGGTTTCTTGCATCAACCGATCCTGCTTTTACATTTTTTACCGCACATACTGCATGCATCTATGTTGCGGCATGATTTACCTGCTGTGTCCTGATCCGTTACTCCCGGCTCACCGAACAGGATATCCACCCATTCATAACGCTGCTTGATTAATCGCGTTGCCCAGCTCCTGGCGTCGGCAGCGTTGATGTGCCAGAGGATCCATTCCCGCCTGGTGATGTCTCCGCCGCTGACGAGGAAGCAGAGTTCGTCAACCCAATCTCCGTTATTTTGGTTTTGATGATTCCCGACAGGTCCGCCAGACTCTTCAAAATCAAGGGAATTGGGTTCAAGTCGAAAAAATCGGCCAGCACCTCGATAGCGGTATCCGGTGTAATACCGTATTCAATCTCATCCGCCAGCGCGGCAAGGTCTTTACCGCGAGGGGACTTGCCGTCTTCCGTCAGCACAATAGCCAAAACCACAAATAAATTAGACCCCAGCGATTGAACTAAAGACACCGGCGTTAATTCACCCGGAATCCTGATGTCGTCCAAAATGGCCTTTAATTCTTTCCATTGACCGAGGACGAGCTTTTTTTGCACGAATATCTTGTCGCCGATGGCATATTTTTTAAATTCCATTTTAACCCCCGTTTATTGAGAGCAAGGGGTTTCAGCCCCTTGCTCTTTTGCCGCCTATGCCTATGTGAACGCAATCACAATTTCGTCGTCGCCCGCGTTGCGGTTGAGCTGACAATCAATGCCCAGAGAGCGGATGCCGCTTTTATCCGCCAGTCCCACCTTAGTATATTGCACCTTCGGGGCGGTGATCGTTGCGATGTTTCCCGCTGATCCGGTCAGGGCCAGGGTCAGGGCGCCTTCACTGCCGCTGCGCAACTTCCCAAAGAAATCGTATGTGGCGACAAGCACCATTTCCGGGTCAATGGACAGGGATGGTTTCCGGCCGGTAATCACAGCGCTCTTGTGCCCGGAGGTAGCATTGACGTCATCGCGCAAAGCAACCTCGTTATTCATATTGAATTCCATTGAACCAATCATCGCCGCATAGGAATCAAGCGTCATCGTAGCAGCCATAAAAGGCATCGGCTTGGTGGATTCATAGGCCACGCCGGATGAAAGCAGCGCCACATCCGTGACGGTATAATCCGCCCCCGTAAAAACGAAGTGCAACATGACGGGCTTGCCCTTTAACGCCTTGATGCTGACGTTTCCGCGGGCGCCAAATATCCCGTACCGGACGCCGTCGTTATACATGGCCAACGATATGGATTTGATATCTGTTGAGGCGGGCTTATATGTCGCCGACGTTGAAGCGACCAGCGTTTCCGCGAATCCGCAGCCCAGCAGAAGCTTGCCGAGGGCCGGGGCTGTGCCTGCGGTTCCGGAGCCCTTCAATTCCACATCAAACTCCATCGTAGCTTTTCTGGCGCCGGCTACTTTGGCAAACGGCGACAGTCCTGACGTAACAGGATTCCGGTCACCCATTTCCGTGTCCGGGCCAAAATTAATGTTTTCGGCCAGAAACGCATCCACGCCGGCCAACGTCTCTGCGACCCCCTCCGTAGCCTCCGCTTTCGCGGCCATCTGCGCTCGTTTAACTAACATTTATTTTACCTCCCTTTCGTTCCGTAACTTTCTCTGCCCCTTTTTTGGTTTCCGAAGGCATGGCCATCTCTGCCGACGGCACGATACCTTGTGCTTTTTGATATTCTTCCGCACTGATTTCGTTGCCGTTGGCGTCCTCGTAATGCGTGCCGCCAGTGTTAAATTTGTCTTCCATCGTGTCCTCCTTACGTGTTGTGACGCTCTACTACCTGTAACCGCATTTCGGCATAGTGGCACAGCACGCTGCCAAACATACGCGGCTCGATCACGTCGATCTGCATACCGCTAAGATCGGCCATCGGCCCGGTATCCATATCGCATGACATGCAGGCGCCGTTCAAATCGTCATAGCTGTCAAAGCGCTCTTCGATGTCGGTCAGCAGATCGTCAAATTCCAGTTCCGACGCCTGTGCATCATTAAAGCCACGGATAACAATAAAAAGAAAAACATGGGCCCGGACTTTTGGTGCGCCAAGAGAAAGCGACCGCTTGATCATTTTTTCCCGGCGGAACATGATGGTATTGATCCGCCCGTCGGAATCCTTAAACAAATTGAGCATTTTCGCCGTGTCTATCGCCATCCGGATACGGTCGTGCACCACGCCGATCCCCGTCACGCCCTGGAGAATGACTTTGATCTGTTCTCTGATCTTGTTTAAATCTTTGTCCTGCGTCGTTGCCATTTAGTGTCCCTGCACCCGTTTGATGATATCCGCCGGGATCTGCTCGAGGATCCGGATCACCGCCGCCTCGTGTTTACTGATGTTGCCGGTAAACATTTTTTGTGCCTTCGTGCCGCGCCTGGATATCGCGCGGGCAATCAGGAAAGCGACCGCCTTTGCTTCTTTTCCGGACAAACCCAGTTTCCGTTCCACCCAGTGTCGCAATGGCGCTACGGGCGGGAAGTGTGGCCGTGTCCCCAATTCCACCGGCTCGCCATATATGGCTGGTGTTCCGACCATGCCCCAAACGCTTTCCCCGTATGTCGAAACCTTATGAAATATTGTGTCGCGCAAATGGATCGGCCCCGCTCCGACCGGCGTATCCTGCTTAATAACGCCTTCCATGAGCACCGCTGCTTCCGTGACACGCGATACCTGGGCGTCATGCGCCACCCGCGGATACTTGGCGATCAGCTTTTCGAGTTCTTTGATATTGGTGGAAATTTTTAATTCCATTACCTGAATTTCCTCGGGTGCGTTAACTGGTCCAGACGATGGCTGGCGGGCGCGTCCTGATCCCGCGTGACGCTGGCCGGCGCCACCGATCCGGGCACAATACCCATCTGATCAAAATACTCCTTGCGGTAAGCCCGGGCGCGCGCCGCATATTCCGCCGCCTTGCTCTTGTGATCCACGCTGTCGGCCTGAATAGTGCTGTCCTGCGTCTGGGCATAATACGTGGCCAGCATGTCGCAGAAATTAGCCGCCGCCAGCATTTGCACGGCTTCTTCATCACCAACCGGGATAGTGCATTGCTCATCGTCGCAGACGTGCAGAGCGGTGTAGGTAATGCGCATCGCTTCCGTTTCCGACGGCTTGTCTTCCAGGAAACGCAGGCAGGGGCCGGACGGTTTTTTGTAAATCGTCCAGGCA